TCAGATTCGAGGTATCTTCTGCACTAACGGTAAGAGGTCAGATTCAACCTTTTCCACAATTCTATCTAATATATCAATATCAATTCCCATAAAAGGTGGAGTCACCCCTAATAATCTCAACAAACCATCAACAAACAATGCTAAAGTAGTAAATCCAAGTATCATACTTATGATAGTTGCATCTCGATTATGCTTACGCATTGATTCTTCATCAATACGTCTTGCTTCATCTACTGCTTCCTTTATAAGTTTATCTACCTCTTTTTTAGTATAAAATCCACCCTCTATTGGTATTCTGTGGATTACATCAGAGAATGGAAAATTAGACATATACAACATTTATCTCCTTATCTATCTCTTCTGCCATTTTAGCAACCTCTAATACTCTCATAAACTCATCAATTGTATCGCACTCTATCTTTTTAATTTCTGCATCTGATCCATATATTCTGAACCACTTACCAGACATACAAATTTCAAGACGGTCTACAACTTGATCAGGAGCGAACATAGATTTTTTAGTAACTCCCTCCATGATAGCACACCTGTGCTCAAAGTCAAATATCAGTCGTGCGGTATTGTGCATGATCGTCAGTATCTGGATACTCAACATCAAATGATACATCTGCTCTGTTTGCCCACACCTGATAATATGCATCTATCTTACCACCTGCTTGATTCTTGACATATACCCTCTTTCCATATTCAATACGATCTACAAACAATTCTTGATATGACCCTATAGGTGTAAGTTGAACTGTAATTGTTTCCTTTTCAACAAAATTTTGCCAGTAGTCTGGTAGTTCTATAATACCATCAATACTCACCTTACCTCTTACATATATCGCTGCCTCAGGTCCTTCTGGGCATGCATGATGTAATCTATATCCTTTTATGTTAGGATGTGGTATGTCAAATGCTTTTGGTAATCCACTTGCCAAACTACCACATGTAACTTTACCACTTATTGTAATGGCACCACTTGATGTATAGTTTCCTGTAAGATCTATATCACCTGTTTGTTCTAAATTACCTGTTTGTTCTATATTACCTATTTGCTCTGTATTACCAGCATGATATACATCACCTGAGATATCTATTGATCGACCACTTACATCTGGTTCAAAATCTCCAAGTGTGGTGCCAAAATTTGCCACTCCCTTTGCATAACCGCCCTCATGGTGTCCTACGAATAAAGGACCTGTGATTGCAAGTGTTCCCTCAAATGGTTTGTCACCATTGAGTGTTTCTGTGGATTGATCTAATTTTGGATCTTCACGTCCTATGTAAACCTTACCTGTGTCAAGGTCTCTCATTTGTGCCATAATTAATTCTTCAATGTTTTGATTTGCCCCTCTATATATTCACGCATAAAATCAGGACAAATTTTTGTTTGTGGTTCATGTAGTCTAATACATTGACCGATTAAAATCTGCCATCCTTCAGAGTGTGAAACAATTCTTTCCTTTGCATCTATCGTAATGTTATCTGATGTTATAATGGTATTATTATTTGCTCTGAGTTTGATATCGTGCTCTGCCATGATAGTAACACCATCCTCACTCGCATTGTCTGCCTCTATTTCAATTTGGTCTGCCTTCAGAATCAATTTGTTTTTTGCTCTGATTGTGATATCTCCCTCTGAATTAATAGTGAGAAATCCATTATTACAAACCTGATTGATCAGTGATCCTTTTTGTTTATTGGCACCTTGACTTTCACTAGAGCATAATTCAAACCCACCATCTCTAAACAATCTAAGTTTTTGACTATCCCCTCCATAAAGACCAACGTCTCTTGGTCTCTGCGACTTACCATCCTTTTCATCACCGAAAGTAAGGTGACCACACTCTGAGTGTTAAATATTTATTGGTGGTACTTTTTTTTTATCTGACATAATTAAAAAAATCTAGGGCAACTAATTACAGTGATCAATTCTGCTTCTGGTACGACTGGATCAGTGTACTCTTCACGTTTCACAAATCTTGTTACAGGAAGTAATTTAGCACCAAACCCTGTATTTGTTTGCACTGTTAGTTCTGGTATATCTGTGAGTCCTTGATCGATTGTTCCTTTGACTCCCACTATTCTACCATCTTCTATAATTGGAGTCAATGCCTGTCCTGAATCACTTACAATAAGGTCACCATCTTCATACCCTGCACCAGTTGATATAATAGTCACATCAACAATCTCACCTATCACGTCAACACCCTCTGAATCAGATACACCCTCTGAAAGATAACCACCACCTGCATCAAGTATACAAATGTTCATTACCTTATCACCTTCCAAACATGCCAAACCTGTCGCTCCCTTACCATTATTACAATCGTCTATCATAGTTACAAAAGGTGCCTCGGTATAACCAGACCCAAAATCTTTCATATTCACACCTATTATCTTTCCTGTCTCATTTATGACAGCATCAGCGACAGCACCAAAACCACCACCTCCAAAAATTTCTATCCGTGGAGGTCCACATTGTTTACTTGAAACATTACAACCACCAACTAATCCTTCAAGAGGAGATCCACCACTAAATGAACCTACAGTATCACCTATTACAGAATTAGGGAATGCTAGACCAGGTAGATTTGAAATTCCCCCCACTAACTTACTTCCACTTAGTTGTGTAAACTTACTCAATAGACCTTTTTTATCCATCTTTTTCTTCTTGTCAGGACCTATGTTTGTTAGAAAGTCTGCAGGGTTAGCATCACACTTTTGATCTTCACACTCAAATAATGCTAATGCTGCTGCTGTCATTTCCATCGCTTTTGTCATCATGCTTTTGAAATCAGGCATCGCTTTACCTGTGAATTTACTCAACCCACTAAGAAGAGGTGCAATCATATTTTGTATATCCATGGTCAATTTAGACATCAAACCAGATAAAAATTGTTCTGCAGCACACAATGGTGCATTCAAAATATTTCCTATGAGTCCTTTGAGAAAATCACCAACCACATTCTTGAGACCATTTAGAATATTTTCTATTGCACAAAATATTTCATCCTTTTTTTTCTTTGTCTCAATACTTTTCTCAAGAAAATCTGGTGTAAGAAAATCTACTACATCATCAACCGCCTCATTTATTTCCTCAAACATTTTGAATCTAGCACCACGTATAATACCACTCATCGCTTGTGAAACCTCTTGTGAAGCATCATCTATAAGTTCGTCCATATCCACAATTTTATTCAATACAGGATCAATCCATCCATCTGAAAATTGATCTAACTCATTTACTTTGTCAAAGAATTTTTGTAAGGTCTTTGATATGCCACCTGATTTTTTGCTTGGATCGGTACATATCTCTGGTTTTGGTACGTGATATGATTTATTATCAAAGTGTTCTTCTATTACTTTCTTTTTTTCTTTATTCTCATCCAATACCTCTTCATTACTATCTACAACACCGCCTGACTGCAGCATCTTCTCTTGCTTTTGTATTTGTATATGATCACCATATTCTATGTTTGGATCAATCTCTAATGCCTTGAATCCTGTTGTCCCTTTTTCTAATGCTTCTTTATACGATGTGAGGTCTTCTATACTATAGTTGGCATAGAAAGCTCCAATAACTACGGGTTGTTGTCCCTCTTCCCCATCGAGAAAGAAACCAATAACCATCTCTCCACCTTGCAAAGCGAAGGATGTGCCTGTATAATTATTACCTGCACCAAACTGGGGTGTTACCAAGAAATGTGCCCATGGCAAATTTTCGTCTGATATGCCACCCTCGTCTTCATTTTCACCAGGATGATGTCCTAGTATTCTTATCTTTGCTCTAAATCCGTTGTCAAAATTCTGATTGTTTTTATCACGCCACACTTTATCAGGAGCTACCTGTGCTATAAACCAGTGGAAGCCATCCTTTCCAAGGAATTCTATATTAGAGTGACGTGTTTCAAGCATCAGTCGTCATAAATCAAACACTCTGGTTCGTCAGGGTGTACATCACAGAATACTTCTAAAACATTTGGATCATGATGATCACCTGCTGCGATCTCATCCTTATGATGTTCTGCATACTCTTCTAGATCATGCAACTCATCCTCTATGTGATGACGTGTGGGTTCAGAGATTGTGGGGTCTTTTAGAATCTCTTTGTCCTTTGCGATGTGGTCTTCGATAGTTTTCATGTTACTCGTGTGGGGTAAATGAGTCTCTGACGAGAGAAAGTCCAGTGTAATCACCGTCTGGATTACCAAACTCATGTGATAATCTAGCAATCATATATTTGCCAGATTCAGGTGAATTCTTTTCTGTTTTCTTATCAGTATTTATGTTAGGAAACTGAAGATCTAAGATATCACCTGCTCTCAATGATACATTCATAGGAACAGTGATATCAATACTTTGTGAAAAAAGAGCAGAGTATCTTGCACTTGCTTGTGCTTGAAATTCTGCTTGTTTTTGTGGTGTGAGAGTGTCCACACCATCAGCATCCTTGTTTGTAGTTCCTTGATCTAGTGTTGATAACATGATTCTAGAATAAGGACCTTCATAAATTGGAACTTCCTCGTTTGCTTTGACTATATGATCATTATAGTTGAAATTATGAAAAGTTACTTTTCTTGTAAGAACATCGTAATACCAATTAGCTGTGCTGAAAGTTCCACTTCTCAATTTTTTTATGATATCATGACTCTCTTTCATTTTTGGTTCGGATGCCAGCATAAAATTATTACTTACTTCTAATCCACCTTTGTATGGTGTCATACTATAAGTATGTTTTGCTTCATCGTCGAATATAGAATCAATACTTCTAAAATTATATCCATCTTGTGACTCCCAGAACAAAAATCCAGCACTTCCTTCATCTCCTACAGGTGCTCCATCTGATCTAAAAATTGATTTCCTACATAGATCTGCTATTACTTTGAATGGTCTTCTATAATTACCATAAAAATCAAGAGTATTTGAAGTGGTGTCTACAGAATTTATATTTCCCTTTATCTTTTCGTTTATAATATCAGTTACTGTCACCGTTATAGATCCAGTATATTTCTTGAATACTCTGGTTGTGTGATTCGACAGTGCACCTATTGTCTCACAAACTAAAGTATAGATCTCTCTTTTTTGATCTATCAAATGTCCAACAATATTAGTTACTATGAGTTTGAGATCAATGGGATCCTCTTGACTTGGATGTTCCATTTTCAAACTAACTTCAGACCCACTTCTCACTGGTGCTTGATTTATGATACCAAAAGGATCCACTACAGTTATCTCAACATGTATTGAGGGATCAATTACATCCTCATAATATTTTACGAATTGTATTTGTCCTAATAAATTTACAAAGTCACCCCCTCTTTCCCCACGAGGGAAAAGATTGAAGTCTTTTATCTTATGACCTTTTGTCCAGATGACGTTTTTATTCATACTGTCATCAATGAAGATATCTCAGCATATTTAGTTGCATTTTCAAAAGTGTTATTTCTTCCTCCACCTAATACAACAGTGGTATCACCGCCTTGTATGATTGGTGGTTGCTGTTCTTGATTACCTTGATTTATAAGAAATATGTTATTTGTAGGTGCGAGTGCGATGTTATCAGATCCAGTGTTACCGTCTGAATCAAAACTTAAATTATTACCTGAGAATGCACCACCACCTGGATTGGTTTTATCAAAGTTAAATCCACCAGAAGGAGTATCGGGGGTTCTATTAGTAAAAGTTTTGGTTTTTCCCCCTGATTGAGCTTTGCCACCAAGATTCTGGATTGTTTTAGTACTAGGAACTTTCCCCTTTTGTATAAACTCATCCATTATTTTCTTGAATTTTTCTGGGGGTGCATTTTTTATGATTTCATAAAGTTTATCTTGTAGTATCCTTTCTTTCTTGAGTAATTCTTTTAGGCTAGGTTGTTTCTTTGGTACAGTATCAAATTTTATATTTGGATTTAGTTTTTTCAAAAGTGCTTCTGCCCTTATTTGTAAACCTTTCGCTGATATACCAGGTATGTCTTTACCTGGTATCAACTCTTTCGGGGGTTTCTTAAATAATCTAAACAATCTAGTTGATTTTATCAACTTCATCAATTTGACTGACAATGGTGCAGTTGTTGCTATGTCTGAAGGATCTGACGGTATAAGGAGAAATACGATACCTGCGATAGCAGCGTATGTGGCGAGTTCTTCGCCAAGTATTCTCGCATTACTTTTTTTATTACCAAAAACATCTTTTGGTTTTTTAGGTGGTATGAGTTTAAAGATCGGTCTTCGTTGACCCTCATCATCAGGTTTTTTTACAACAATGACATCTTTATCAGGAAATCTTAAATCAAATTTATCTAATACCCTGTCAAGATCATCTAAAGCAGAAGAGAATAATGTTTTTTGAGTTGAGAGTAATGATCTTTGTATTTCAAATTTTCTCCTTCTATCAGCACCAGAAAAAATATCTGCTAACCTACCACCTGCTAATCCTCCTATTATACTACCACCAATACCACCTATTACTGTGCCGATAGGTCCTCCAATAGCAGTTCCTAGAATAGCACCATACTTACCACCTGCTAAAGCACCTGCAAGTCCACCACCTGCACCTAAACCTGCTTGTAAATTAGTTTGTCCTTCTGCTTTTCTACCTGCAAAATCTAATCCTGTGCCTAAAATAGCCAGAGGTCCAATTCTACCAAACCTTCCAAACCTACCTACCCTAGATAGAGAGGAAGTTCCTTTTTGCATTCTTAGTAGTCGAGCAGGTGTGCTTGGAACTCTGGGTCTAAATCTACGTAGAAGTCCTCTCCCTAACAATCCTCCACCAAGAAGTCCTAGTGTCCCGACTCCTTTTTTACGTTTTTTGTCTTCTATACTGCTCTTGTATAACGCTTTTAATGTACGATTTCTTTCTTCTACGATCTTCTTTTTAGTTCGTAGTGAATTTGATAGAAGTTTACTCTCTATTCTATTTCTATTACGTATTTCATTAGATAAAAAGATTGTTGCCCTTCGAGTTATGTTTGATACATCTTTTACTTTTCTTTCAATCATCATGAGAATGCACCGTATGTTCTAAGTGATGATGCAGATTCAAATTTATCAATTGCTCCACCACTTGAGTTGAATTTAGTGGATACAAAAACACTGGTAGGGGTTGCAGTAATCCCTGAAAATCCTGATGATGATTGTGGAGTGTTTTGATTACCACCACCTAGATTTACAACATTTGTATTTTGCTCTGTAGAACCTGATTTGTTCATATCAGTTTTCATCTGATCGATATCTAATTTCGCTATTATTTCTGCAAGATCTATATTTGCTTCAACAGTTTGTGAAATTTGGTCACCGAAGAAATTTTGATCCTCTGTTACAAAGTTTGCAGCGATATCTGTATTACTTTCTATCTTGTTATTTTCTTTTGTTGAATTATCAATCTCTACACTGATCAAGTCAGTTTCTTTATCAACTTCCTTTTCAAGTTTATCTACATTCTCTCCATCTTTTCTTGTAGGATTACGGAACACATCAAAGATATCCCACCATTGATTTACACCTTGTTTTCGTTCATTTTTATTTCTGATAATATCAAGAAAATCAAATGCTTGATTTTTTGTTAGTTCTCTTGGCAATCCTTCTGCTTGTGCTTCTGGAGCATCTAATTCTAGTGGTATAGTGTTTTCTTTTCCTTTTTTACCCTGCTCTCTGTTGATATTATCTAATATACCCTCAAATCTAGAAAGTTGAACTCTGAATCTATTCACATCATTTCTATTCATTATCTCACGACCACCAATAGTTCTCCTCGTAAGTTCTTGTCTTCTCTGATCACTACTTTCTTGACCCCTTGCAAGTGACGGTAATAATAAACTTGCAGCAAGAGCAGCAGTAATCAATAGTGGATTTCTCAATCTAGATGCTCCACCTAAGTTTTGTGCTACACCTGCAGTTGGTGCTCCTCTACCACCACCAAACAAACCCTTCAAAGCAAGAGACTGAAGAACACCACCAGATATAATTTCTAATATTTCTGGTGCTAAAAGTAAAGATGCTAAAGCTGTGGATGTGAGTCCACCCCTTACATCTCCTTCTCTAAATTGTGAAACTGCCATACCTGCAGTTACACCACCTAATCCTCCCCTTAGTAATTTTGAACTTATACCCTCTAAATTTTCAGAGTCTTTCTTTAATATCTTCGATTCCTCTCTATAAAATTGTTGCTTTACCTTTATATCACTTCTTATCTGATTTCTCATCTCTTTCATACTATTTCCGATAGTATCTAATTGTGAGATGACTTTACCTAGAGATAGCACTCTAGGTCTTTCAATATCTTTCGCTCCTTCTGTTGCCCTTTGCAACATTCTGTCAAGACTACCCTCCATCCTACGACCTATCGAAATCATAGGTGTTTGAGGTTGAGTCTGTCTACCAGGCGTTTGCATTAGCGTTTTGTGCTTGTTGTGCTTCTAATTTCTGTTTCTCAAGATACTTTATAAGATAATTCACATAAACATCTTTTTCCCATGGTAACATGCTTTCAATATCACTTAGTGACCAGTTATGATGCTGCATAAGAGAGAAATTAGTCTCCATATACGAATCAATACTGGTGTGATATAGCATTATGCGAAAAAATTTGATAAACCCTCAATTAGGACTTCAGAATCTTTTTTAGTTTTAGGGTTATGCACTGTGCCCTTGTACTGTAATTTTGGCATAGTTGCAAAAAAGTTCTCAATCAGGGCAAATTGTTGAGAATTCAATTGCTCAATAAATTTCATCAACTCTTTTTTTGTACAGTCTTCTGCACTCCATGCCTCATCAACAGTAAAGATGGTGTCTATACATTCAACCACAGCATCAAATGCTCGATCAATTCTTTTAGCACCGTCTTCCTCACCTGCAATGAAATTATTATCTAAAAATTGTTGCATTGATGGATACTTCATCTTGATGTTGATATCACCGTCAAGTTTTATCATATCAGAGTGTCCATCTGGAATTTCAAGTTTGATGTCTGATAATCTTATTGTAAGAGGAACTTTAGTTACGCCATCATCTTGACATGTAACAAGTAAATCAACAGACTCACCTATTGATTTTCCTCTTATATTCAAAAACAAATACTCTAATTCAAAACTTGGTAGTTTTTCAACATCAACACCACGAGTTACGATGCAAGATTTGAGCACACTTTTGAGAGTGGCACTGATATCTGCATCAGATCCATTTTCAAGAGCTATAAGTAAAATTTTCTCTTCTTTGACTAAAAAAGGTCTGTATTTTACTTTTTTTCCAGTTGATATAAGTTGCAATTCAAATGTAGGTGCAACGACCTTTGGTAAAGGCATAATAATATTTGTTCAGTGTATTTATTTAGTGAGTGAATTTAAGAGAAGTCACTGATTGTCGGAGTATCATCGGAAGGAAAAACTTCATTAAATCCACCAAAGACATCGACATCGTTATCATTAGCAGGTTCAGTTGCAGATTCTTCAGTTGAAGTTGCTGCACCCAATATACGATCAGAGTCCATACTCTCTTCTAGTATACTACCTACTCTTGAGGTTCTGTCAATAAAATATTGATCATACTTGAATGTTATTGTGGTTTTCACCAATTCAGCTCGTCCATATGCTAAAGGTGCAGCAATTATACTACTAGGAAATACATCTATCAACTTGTAAGTAATACTACTTGGTAATTGACTATTGAATCTACTTGTCCTATTCTGTTTTGAAAATTCAGAGGTCATATCTTTACTAAATGCTGTTATCTCCATATCGCACTTATAGGTCTCAGGATACTTCATTCTTTTGAATGCAGGGATATCCCTACCACTTGTAGGTGAAATAAACTCCATCCACGCATTGAATACATCATTTGTATAATAATCTGTTTGTGCGTAGTAAGTCAATATAACATCTGGAAACTCTCTAAATGTAGCATATTTCTGAGTCAAACCCTGTCTTAGTCCCCTTACCTGTGCTGTGCTTATATCTGAACCTGGTAATACTGCTTCAGAGCAGAATAATGCAAGATCTGAACCTGGATTATTCTGATCAAAAAATCCATGTTGATTTATGAATGCTTTCAATGCACCACCTTGTGCTTTATCAAAATTTATACTTACATCGTAATTATTATTGAACGCTGGAATTCCAGGTGCTTGTTTCCCTGTCCCTTGTGTCAAGTTGACAGTTGGTAAATAAAATCTTCCTGATCTAAACGCCTCTGCCCTCTGTGCCATCTAAATATAGTGTGTTACATACTATGTATGTCATATAAAGGTAAGTTTAGACCCAAAAATCATAAAAAGTACAAAGGTGATTTCAGAGAGGTCATCTACAGGTCATCATGGGAACTAAAATTTATGCAATATTGTGATACAAACAAAAGCATAGTAAAGTGGTCATCAGAAGAAATAGTCATACCATATAGATCACCTGTAGATAATAGAATACATAGGTATTTCCCTGACTTCTATGTCAAATACAAGGATGTAAAGGGTAATTTTCAAGAAAAAGTAATAGAAATCAAACCTGCAAAACAAGTCAAAGAACCCAAGATGCAGAAGAGAAGAACAAAGAAATACGTGTCAGAGGTGTTCACATATGCCACTAATCAAGCAAAGTGGCAAGCAGCAGAGGATTTTTGTAAAGATCGCAAATGGCAATTTCAAATACTCACGGAGAAGGAACTTGGAATATAGTAATGTTTTCCCATCATCAGTAGTAATCGGACAACCTGTGGTGGGAGAGGTATTATTGTATCAATACACTGCCAAATATGCACAACAATTACCTTTTTACGATAGAAATCCCATGACTTACATTGTTGCCATGGAAAATAATGCATTTTATGGTGTAAACTTACATTATACAAAACCATCAAACAGGTCAGGGGTGCTTGACTACATTCTTGCAGATCAAGATTATACTAAGTTGCCAGGATTCAATAAATACCTAAGATCTTATGTAAAAGGCATGTTCCTACAATTAAAAGGTGAAGATGTAGATAAAGCACTTGGAATGCGTCTTGAGAGATTTGTAAGAGATATAGGAAGTATTGAATTGGCATTGACAAATCAAAAGATAAGGAGAATGATAAAATGAGTAAGCCAGTATCACCAATTGAGGAAAATGGTGAAACCACTGTCACGAAGTTTGTTACCATAGATGGAAAGCAGGTGAAAATGACTGTAGATGTTAGTTTGGATGGAAATACAGGTGGAGTCACATTCACAACCTCAGAACCAGATAAATTACAGAATTTTTTAAAGGCCAATTTTGATCCACGGGTAGGATTTTCTGAAGTTCAGAGAAATCCCACGATGATTGATAAACCAGTCAATAAAAAATTACAAGAACTTATTATAGAAGACCCAAATGGTGAAGTAAAGAAGGCATATGAAGAGGCTATAGAAGAGACAAAAGAAAAAATTGTAGAGAAGGGTGGAGAAGTCGAAGTATTCAATGAAAAATTATTAGACAATAATAATACCACTTTCGACTCTGCTTTAGAAGATTCTTTCAACAAAGATATAAATGAAGATGGTTTTGTAGGAGGTGTTGAAGAAGGAACTAACAATAACCCTGAAGAATTCAAAGCTCCACAAGTAAAAGCAGATGACTTGGTTTATCCTTTAGATATGAAGACGGGTGAAAATGATGATCAATCTCAAGATTACATATTCATAGAGCAATTCGCATATTTACCACCACAACCTACTACATCTGAGAAATTGACAGATCGTGGTAGAAAGATGGGGGGTGAAGGAGAAACTAACACCGTACCCTCAGTTATAGAATTTGGTGTCAGAAGATCTAACAATGTCAATATAAAAGAAAGATTTGGATCATGTAAATTACCAATTCCAAACAAATTGGGTGTGAGTAATGGAGTAAGTTGGGGTGAAGCAAGGGCAAACTCAATAGAACTTGCAGGGTTCTCTGCTGCAAATAAAATAGTAGGAGGTCAATTACAAACTCTCAATCCACTGGCATTAGGTCAAGAAGTTCTTAATCTTGCAGGGACTACATTCAATGAACTCAAGAAAGATGTTCAAAATCCAGATCCTAATAATCCAGATGCAGGTTCTATTCTTAGTGCAACTTTAGCAAAAGCTGTATTGTCTCAATTAAATATAAATGTAGATATTGATCAATTTATCACAAGACAAACTGGTGCTGCCATAAATCCTAATTTAGAGTTATTATTTGGAGGACCACAACTCAGAACTTTCTCTTTTGCTTTTGATTTTGCTCCAAATGGAGAAAAAGAGGCAGCAGAGGTAAGAAAAATACAAAGATGGTTCAAACAAGGCATGTTGCCATCAAGAAGTGGTGCAACGGGTGCAAGACCCCAATCTTTATTCTTAGGATCTCCTAATGTTTTTAGAATTGCATATATGAATAAAAGTAGAAGAATCAAAGGTTTGAATATAATTAAGATATGTGCTCTTACATCATGTCAGATTGATTTTACTCCTGATAATACCTATCAGAGTTATGAAGACACAAACGCTTTCTCACAACCAGTGCGGAGTACAATGGCACTAACATTCAATGAATTGACACCAATATTCAGAGATGATTATGCTGCTGAACAAACTGGTTTTGTAAGGGATCCAAGTTTAGAGGATCTTGACACCAATATCACTGGTGATAATGCAATTACAGATTCAGATATAGGATTCTAATGGCTTATTTCGATTTATTCCCAAATGTTGAATTACCATCTTTTTCAAGTAAGCGTAATTCGAGTTATGATACCATAGTTGTCAAAAATCTCTTCAAAAGAGCTAAAGTCCGTGAAGACTTTTTTCAAAATGTCACAGCGTTCAATAAATTTAGAGTGATTGGAGATGATAGACCAGATAATGTAGCTTTTGAGGTGTATGGAGATGAAGAACTAGATTGGATTGTATTACTATCAAACAATATTATCAATGTAAGAGATGAGTGGCCAATGAGTCAATATGATTTTCAAAGATATTTGGACAATAAGTATGATCCAGTGCAATTAGGTCAAGTACATCATTACGAGACAACAGAATTGAGATTGCCAGATGGTGCATTGATTTTGCAAGGGGGATTGGAGGTAGATGCTGATTTTACCTTTTCATACTCATATGAGAGTGTTGAGTATAATAAAAATGAGGTAATATCAGTTTCTAATCTACAATATGAAATTGACAAGAATGATGCTAAAAGATCAATATACGTGATAAGACCAGAATACGTAGGCACCGTAATTAATGACATGAGAGAAATAATGTCATATACCGTTAGTTCTCAATTTATAAATAGAAAACTCAAAAAAGGCGATAATGTGAGAATTGTAGAACCTCGCTAAAAAACCTTAAGGGCAATTTTTGCCCCGAATTTTTTTTGCCCTTTTTTTGAAATCAAAGGTCGTTTTTGCT